TGAAAAACAAAAAGAAGATATTAAAGATAAATTTAATATCGTCAAAAATCAACTTCTTAAAGAAGATAATTTTAAAGAATTTAATGAAAAACAAAAAGAAGATATTAAAGAAGATAATTTTAAAGAATTTAATGAAAAACAAAAAGAAGATATTAAAGATAATTTTAAAGAATTTAATGAAAAACTTAAAGAAATCGTTAAAGAAGATAATTTAAATAATAATGATGATGATTTAGAAAGTTTATTGGAAGATGATAATAATTTTATAGATACAACAATTTTTAATAAATCATCAAAAAATATTAAAAAAAATTTAATTAAAATTGATAGTAGTGATAGTGATTATAGTAGTGAAAATAGTGAAAATGATATTAATAATAATAATGATATAAAAAGAATAAATATTTCAAATATTAGTAAAAAAAATAGATATTAAGTTCTTGTATATTTTTTATTATTATAATATATACCTAATTTTATTATTATTCTATTTATATTTGATGTAGTTAATAATTGATTATTTTTATCAAATAAACGAAAATTAAATCGTTTTAATTGTGGTTCTATTGGATTTAAATAATAAATATTATCATTTGTATTATAATCATTTTTAATAGTTGTTCTTGTTGTTATTTGATTTTCAATTATAATTGAATCAAAATAATATAAATTATTTTCTCCTTTTTTTGATATTAATCTATTATAATCATTTAAATTTATATTTATTGTATCTAATGGATTAAAAGAAGATGGATGAGATATATCTAATAAAATTGTTATTATATTTATTTTATATACATTACGTAAAGGTTCATCTAAATTCATATAAAAATCATATATATTATTTGATATATTAAAATTAACATTTGAACTATCAATTGTAATTATTTTATAATCTTCATCCATTTTTTTAATCTATTAATAATTAATAGATTAAAATAAAAAATAATTATGGAATTAGATAATGATGATGAATTATTAACTATGAATATTGATGATAATGTAAATAATATTAAAAAAAGAGCATTATTAAATAAAAAATATTTAAAAGAATTAATTGAAGGTCTTAAAATAAAAGATAATTTATCTTTAAATGAAATTATTACAAAATATATTTTAGAAAATGAAGATAATAAAGATATTAATTATGTATATTGGTTAGATGGAGGTTTTTCTTGGTTTTTTTCATTTGATGATATTACAAATTTAAGTGAAGAAGAATTATCAAGTTTAACAACAGGATATTTTAGAATTCATTATATTTATAATAATTATCAAAAATTAAAAATAAAAATTCAAGAAATATATAAACAAATTGAAAATATTAAAAAATTATTATTAGAATTTAATATTAATACTGATATTATTATTAATAATATTACTATAAATACTGATGGAACTTTTAATTTTATTTATGATACTAATACATTATTTAAAGAACCTTCATTTAATATTCGTTTAATAATAAATAATGATGATTTATCTATTGGAGGTGCAAAATTTAAAAGAAAAAATAAAAAAATAAAATTTAATTTAAAAAAAATTAAAAAAATAGAAAAAGGTATTCCTTTATTACGTATATTAACAGATAATAAAATAGAATTAACTGAAGAGAAAATAGAAGAATTAATTAAAAAGATTAAATCAAAAGATTTTAATAAAAAAACTATTTTATCATTTTATTTTGAATATTTTCATGAAAATGAAAATAAAAATAAAAAATTTAATATAGATTTTTTTAAAGAAACATATTTAAAAAAAAACCATTTTTTTCATGATTTAGATGAAAGATTTAAATTAAATAAACTTAATAATTTTGGATTAATGACATATAATTTTTTAAATATTTCAAATATTGAAGATGAATTTGGTTTAAATGTTGATAGATATAGACAAGAAATATTTATAAAGAAATATAAATTAAATAAGATTGAATTTTTTGAAAATTTATTAAAATTATATGAAATAATTTTTAGTAAATTTAAAAGTTATAATTGTTTTTTTGTTGATAAAATAAATGAATTAATTAATAATTTTAAAGACCCACATTTTGAAACTTTTAAAGATGTTATTGATAAATGGTTTGTTTCTAAATTTAGACCTTCTATTAATTATTTCATTATTGAAATTAATAAAGAATTAAAACAAAAATTTAATGTTTGTTTATTTATTGCTGGTGGTGATGCTATGCGTCGTTATGAAAATGATATTTCTTTTACTAAAGATATTGATACTAAATTATATATAAATAATATTGAAGTGTTAGATACAACAATTTTAAATGAAATTAAAGATTTAGATATAAATCAACAAAAATTAATTATTAAAGATAAAATTGTTGAAATTATTGTAAGACATATTGTTAAATTAAGAAATTATTTAGAAGAAAAAATTATAGATATTTTTTATGATTTTCTTCAATATGATAAAGATCCTAATAAACCTTTTGGAACTGCTATTTTAACATTTAAAACTTCTTCTAATGAAATATATAAAGTTGATATTTTATTAGATGATGAAAATAAATTAAAATTTCAACAATTTCGAACACGTGAAAATAAAAAAAGAATTGATTTCCCTGTAGATTTATATTCTATTGATTTTAGAACTTCTATAGTTAAATATAATGAACATAATCAAGAAGTTCTTAAAAAAAATCACGATATTTCTATTCTTGATGTTGTTTTACAAGATACTGATGATTTTAAAGATTATTATTATAAGGAAATAGAAGGAATTCCTGTTGCTAGTTTAAAATTTTTATTAGAAGATTTTTATAAAACTTATAATACTGATGATAGAGCTTTAGCAAGAATTTCTTCTAATAAAGTTATTAAAGATATTAGTAGATTTAATAAAATTAAAGATTTATATATAAGAGAAAGAAATGGAACTTTAGATTTATCACAAAATAAATATTTAATTATATCTAATATTGATGATATTATAAATGAATTTGAAAAATCTAATATAAAAGATAATATTATAATTAATAATTTATTAATTAATATTCAAAAAAAACAAAATATTGATTTATTATTAATTACTGAATTTAAAAAAACATTTATAAGTGATAAAAATGTTCAATTATTTATTTCTAAATTTCCTAATCTTAAATTAAATTTAATTGATATGATTTTTTTTAAAAAAAATTTTTTTAATGAAGATTTAAGTTTAATTAATCAAGATATATCATTATATAAAGAAGATGATGATTTTTTTAGACAAAATTATTATACATTATTTTCTAAATTATGTTCTATTAATAATAAAGATGGTGCTGTTAGACACGTCATTATGTTTTATAATCCTTTAATTACTTCTGCTATTAAAAAAATTGGTATTGATAAATCTGAATCTAAATCTAAATCTAAAGCTAAATCTAAAGCTAAACCTAAAGCTAAATCTCAATCTAAACCTAAAGATAATAAAAGAAAACGTCAATCATCTCCAGAAGAAATAATTCAACCAATTATAACTACTAGATCAGGTAGAATAAGTAAACAAATTGTTAAATTACCTCCTAAATCATTACCTAATTATCCACGACCACCTAATTATCCACCACCACCATTACCTCCTAAACAAAATCCATCACAACCACCTAATTATCCACCACCACCATTACCTCCTAAACGAAATTTACCACAACCACCTTCTTATTTACCACCATCTTTACCACAACCAATATTACGTAAATCATTACCTTTTTAATTTTTATTTAAAGATTGTTTTTTATTATTCTTATAATAAAAATTATAAGAATGGATGATATAACTATTATTACAGCATTTTTTTCATTTAAAAAAAATAAATATAATAGTTTAGATATTTATAAATTTTGGGGTAGTAATCTTCTTCCACACGTTAATAAAAATTTTGTTATTTATACAGATGAAGAAAGTTTTGATTTTATTTCATCTTTAAGAACAAATGAATTAAAAAATAAAACAAAAATTATTATAACTAAAATTGAAGATTTTTATATGTATAAATATATTGATTATCTTAATTTAGATTTATTAAGAGACCATGAAAAAAGATATCATAATACAGATTTATATCTTATTTGGAATGAAAAACTTAATTTTGTTAAAAAAACTATAGATGAAAATTATTTTAATACTAATTATTTTGCTTGGTGTGATTTTGGTTGTGTTCGTAATAGTAAATATCCATCAATTTATTTAAATAAATTTCCAGATATTTCAAAATTAATAGAAGATAAAATTTATATGTTTAAAGCTGATTGTGAATTTAATCAAGATAATTTTAATAATCCTTATGATGATATTTATAGATATTGGAATGGTTCTATTTGTGGTTCTTTTTTTATTGGAAAAAAAGAATTATTATTAAATATTCATGATATTTATTATAATATAATTATTAAAAATTTTATTTTAAGAAATTTATTTATTGGTAAAGACCAAAATTGTTATATTTGTATGTATTTATCTTATCCACATTTATTTAAATTAATTAATGGAATTAATGATGAATATACTATTCAATATTCACAATTAAAATGGTTTTATTTTCTTAAATATCTTTCTTAAAAATTTTTAAAAATTGATTTAAAATTTATATAAATCAATAAAACAATTTAATATATAACTAATGGAAAATTTTAAGGATGACTTCTCTTGGGATATCTTAGATAATTATTTTATTAAGACTAATTCCACTGAAGCTGTTAATCCTTTAATTAAACATCAAATTGATAGTTATAATAAATTTACTAATACTACACTTCCACAAATTATTTCTGGTTTTAATCCTATTAAAATTAATACTAATACTAAAAATAATGAAGTTGATAGTAATATTCATAAAATTTATATTAATGTTCTTCAACCTTCTTTAACTAAACCTACTTATCAATTAGGTGATGGAACACAAACTATTATGACACCTCATATTGCTAGAATGAATAATCTTACTTATTCTAGTTCTTTATATGTTAAAGTTCATATTATTATTGAAGTTGTTAATGATGATGGTATTATTTCTAAAATTGATAAATATGTTAATAATGTTTATATTGGTAAAATTCCTATTATGGTTCGTTCTAATTCTTGTATTTTAAGTCAAATACCTGCTATTGCTGATGGTAATAATAATGAATGTAGATATGATTTCGGTGGTTATTTTATTGTTAATGGTAATGAAAAAGTTCTTATAATGCAAGATAGAATTAATGAAAATGATACTCTTATTTTTACTCCTAATAATAATACTGATGGTATATATGCTGAAATTAGATCTATGAGTGATGCTAGTTATTTACCTCCTAAAACAACTAGTTTAAATATGACTGGTAAATCTAATCATATGGGTAAAACTATTAAATTAAATACTTCCTTCTTAAGAACTGAAATACCTGTATTTATTATGTTTAGAGCTTTAGGTATTATTAGTGATAAAGAAATTCTAGAACATATCGTTTATGATATTGATAATGAAGATAATAAAAAAATTTTAACTCAACTTATGGCTTGTTGTGAAGATGCTTGTGAAATTCATACACAAGAACAAGCTGAAGAATATATTATTAAAAATATGAATGGTATTAATAAAAATTCTCCTAATGCTACTAAATTTTTAAGAGATACTATT